CTAACTTTGCACGCTGGGCTGACTTTACTTCTGGCAGTGAAGTCCCGCCTGAAGAGCGTGATCGCATTGACAATGAATTAGATGAAGTCACCGAGTATGTCTTCGAGATAATTCAGAACTCTAACTTTGGCCAAGAAGTGCATGAATCATTCATGGACTTGGCCGTTGGCACTGGCGTGCTTGCTGTTGAAGAGGGCGACTCGCTTAACCCGGTCGTCTTCTCTGCAATCCCGTTGCCGCATGTGGTCCTAGATACCGGACCTGATGATCGCATCGACCATGTGTATCGTGAGCGCAAGAAGGTTCCGTTTGAGCACCTTCAGCTAATGTATCCCAAGGGCAAGTTTGACCCAAAGGTTATGGCGCTAATGTCTACCGATAACACGACTGATGTGCTGGAAGTGGTGTGCCGCGATTACTCTAAGCGCAACGAAGAGGCATACTATCACTATGCTATTTGCCAGCGCACCAAGACCTTGTTGCATAGCAAAGAGATGAAGGGCGTTGGCTCTAATCCATTTGTTTGCTTTCGCTGGACTAAGTGTGCCGGGGAAGTCTATGGCCGTGGCCCGCTTCTGAATGCGCTATCTGCAATCAAGACAACCAACCTGACGGTAGAACTAATTCTAGAGAATGCGCAGATGGCAATCTCTGGCATCTACCAGATGGAAGATGATGGCGTAATTAATCCAGACACCATTCAATTGGTTCCGGGTTCTATCATTCCAAAGGCTATGGGTAGCCAAGGATTGCAGCCAATCAATGCTGCTGGTCGCTTTGATGTAGCCCAACTTGTTCTTAGCGACATGCGATTGAACATTAAGAGGGCGCTATACAATGATATGCTTGGCAACCCGGACAAGACGCCAGCGACTGCGACTGAGGTTGCTGAGCGTATGGCTGATCTTAGTCGCCGCATGGGCGCTGCCTTTGGTCGTCTACAGTCTGAGTTAGTGCAGCCTGTTCTTCAGCGTGTAGTCTACATTCTCAAGAAGCAGGGGCGCATTGAACTGCCGACAATCAATGGCCGTGAGGTTAAAGTTAAACCCACATCGCCATTGGCGCAGGCTCAAGCCAACCAAGATATTTCGAGTGTAGCGCGTTTCCTTGAACTTGTAGGTGGGGTGTTCGGCCCCGAGATGTTGCAGCTTCTGATCGATGGAGAAGAGGTTGCTGTTCACCTTGCTAAGAAATTTGGTGTGCCAGACCGCTTGATTCGTGATGAAGAACAGCGTAAACAAATAGCTGCATTAGCGCAGCAAATGGCGCAGCAACAGCAAGGTATGGCAGTTGAGCAACCGAATTAACATCGGAATTGACGGTATCCAGCGCACCAAAGAGCGCGACCTACAGATTAGTTTGATTGCAGCAGAACTCTTTTCCAGTCCGTCTGGGAAGGAGTTTCTGCGTTATTTGCGCTCTATCACCATTGAAATGGTGCATGGGCCTAATGTGGTATCGGAGGAATTGCGCCACCATGAGGGCCAGCGTTACATTGTTGGCCTGATTGAGCAGCGCATTGCACATGCACACAGGAGCAAACAATGAGCGATTCGCTTATCTCAGAGAGCACAGAAGATCAGGGCGCAGCAGCATCCGCCCTTGATTCGACGGAAGCCACTTCGGAAGGTTCAATTTCCTCCCCCACAGACCGACCGGAGTGGCTACCGGAGAAATACAAAACACCAGAAGACTTGGCCAAGGCATACAAAGAACTTGAGTCAAAGCTGGGCACCAAAGAAGAAGACCTGCGCAAGAGCATTCTCGAGGAACTTCAGCAAGAGGCTTATGGTGATCGTCCTGCCAGTGCAGGCGAGTATAAGATTCCTGACTTTGTTGACCCAGAATCTGTCAATGACAGCGAGTTAATGTCTTGGTGGTCAGAGCACGCCTTTGAAAACGGCTACAGCCAAGAAGAGTTTCAGCAAGGCATTGAGATGTATATGCGCGCAACCGAAGCGCAGATGCCTGACCTTGAAGCTGAAGCTAAGCGCCTTGGCGACAATGCCAATACTCGCATTGAAGCTGCTAGCGCATTTGCCCAGAAGTTTTTCCCAAGCGAAGTAGCCCCCGCTATTGAGCGCATGTGCGAAAGCGCAGAGGGAATCATGGCCCTTGAGGTTATTATGGACGCCATGAAGGATGGCTCGTTCTCTGAGAATACTTCTTCGGCAGGGCGCATTACTGAAGCTAGCTTGCAAGAAATGATGCAAGACCCGCGCTACCACAACCCAGCGCAGCGTGACCCTAACTTCATTAAGCAGGTAGAAGAAGGCTTCCGTAAACTCTATGGCTAAACCACTGCTGAAGTATGATGTGTTTGAACTTCACAAGATGGAAGAGAAGCACGTAATTCCTTTCTGCAACAACCTTAGTCCGCAAAACATTCGAGAGTTTCAGGTTCTCTACGAAGAAGACCCACTGACAAGTCTCTATGATGTTTTGAACGACGATCTATCGCATGTAGTAACCGTTGAGGGCCGCCCTGTTGCGGCCCTTGGCGCATATGAAGGTGTGATCTGGGTTATGTTTAGCAGGGATGTAAAGAAATATTGGCGCAGTTTTGTAAGAATGTCGCCCAAGGTGATTAACTTCTACCACCAATTCTACGATCAGTTAGATGCTATCGTGTGGGATGAGAATACATTCATCCATAACTGGCTGGTGCATCTTGGTTTTGAGCCACAGTTTATCCAAGAAGATAACCGTGGCATGAGGCAAGTTCATTTTGTGCGTTGTAATTACTGGTATGATAAGATTGATTCAGGACCATCACGGCCCGTGATGCACTGAGAGGCCCGGAAGGACACCCTCGCTGAAGTGAAGTAACGGATACCCGTCCGACAGCAACTTCATCAAGGATAGCCCCAATGGCAAACACTATCGATCAAGCATTTATTAAGCAGTTCGAAACCGAAGTGCATCTGGCATACCAGCGCATGGGTTCGAAGCTGCGTAACACTGTTCGTTCCAGCAACGTGACTGGCTCGACTGCACGCTTCCAGAAGATCGGCGCAGGCTCGGCATCGACCAAAACCCGCAACGGCAACGTAACGCCGATGGAACTGGCGCACACCTACGTCGAAGTCACCATGGCTGACTACTATGCAGCCGAATACATCGACAAGCTGGACGAGTTGAAGATCAACATTAACGAGCGTCAAGCTGTTGCGACCTCGGCTGCTGCTGCTTTGGGTCGTCAGACCGACGCACTGATCGTTGCAGCTATGGACGCAGGCGCAAACGCAACTCAGATCGCAGACGTAACTGGCGCTCTGGCTAAAGCAGACCTGCTGACTCTGTTCGAAACCTTTGGTTCGGCAGACATTCCAGAAGATGGCCAGCGTTACATCGCTATGTCGCCTGCTGGTTTTGCTGACCTATTTAACATCAACGAGTTTGCATCGAGCGACTATGTTGGCCCACAGAACCTGCCCTTCGCTGGCGGCATGACCATGAAGGACTTTCTGGGCTTCAAAATCTTCTCGACCTCGGCAGTGGCTGGTGGCAAGAACTTTGCTTACCATACAACTGCTATTGGCTTGGGCATCAACGCGGATGTCAGCACCGAGATCAACTACGTCCCGGAAAAGGTTTCGCACCTGACCACCTCGATGATGTCGATGGGTTCCGTAGCGATTGACGCTAACGGCATCTACGAAGTCCTCGACAACAACTAATAGGGATGGGGGGCGCAAGCCCCCCAACTTCTCATGCCAGATATTGCAAACACAGCTATCAAAGTATGTTCGCGGGCGTCTATCCTTATGGGTGGGTCGCCTATTACTTCATTTGCGGATGGCACTGCCGAAGCTGATGTTTGCGATGCAATGTATGAAGACATTGCTAGATCGTCGCTAACAAACACTCGGTGGCGCTTCGCCACAACTCAAGCCGTTCTTAATCGCCTTGTTGCTGCCCCGACCAGCCGTTGGGATGCTGCCTATCAACTGCCTGCTGGGACGCTTACCGTAACTGCTGTTACTGTAAATGATTACCCTATTGGCTTTGATACCTATGGCGACAAGATTTACTGCAATGCTGTTGAAGCTGACAGCGTTGTTGCTGACTACATCTTTCGCGCAACAGAAGCTGACTGGCCTTCTTATTTCACTGTAGCTGTGGAGTATGCCATGGCTGCTGTGCTGGCTGTCTCTGTAGCGCGTGACGCTTCTTTGGCGCAGATGCTAGAGCAGAAGGCGTCTATGGCTATGATGCAGGCGCGTAATCGTGACTCGCAGCGTCAGACAACTAAGAGGCTGGATACATCTAGGTTCATTGCCCAAAGGCGTAGCTAATGCAGAAGATACCCGTTCCGGTTAGCAGCTTTCAGTATGGTGAAGTCAGTGGTTCGCTTACCATGCGGACTGACAGTGCTATCTATTCTTCTTCTGCCAGAAGCTTAGAGAACATGATTGTTATGGCAGAGGGCAGCGTCAGAAAGCGGCAGGGCCTGAAGTATTTGCACGACTATGGCTTAACCTACAATGCCAGCTATCCTGCGCAGTCTCACCTGTTTAGTTTTGTTTTCTCTGACGATGAGCAGTATTTGATTTCTGTGGAGCACCAGAAGGTTCGGTGCTTTTACTTAGATCAATTCAATGACGTAGTGACGCTTGTTTCTACGATAACTCAAGATACAAACGCAGCCGCGCTGCCGTTCGATCAAGAGTATTTAAACCAATACACAACGGCTCAGTATGGCGATGTTATGTTTATCTGCCATCCGTTGTTTATGCCGCGTATGCTAATTCGAACTAGCTTAACTAGTTTTGAGATTACTCCGTTTAGTTTTGACGAGCGTCTAGACGGGCATCAGGTTTTTCAGCCTTACTCTGCATTTCAAGCCTTCGGCACAACACTAGACCCGTCAAACACCACTGGAACAATTACCCTTACTACAAGCAACCCGCACTGGACGACAGACCATGTGGGAACTGTTGTTAAGTATGGTGAAGCTGAGATTGAAATTACCGGATACACTTCTTCGACTGTTGTTACTGGCAACGTTGTTGATGAACTAAAGATTCGCCTTTCAATTCTAAACCCTCTGCGCACAACAGAAGGTTCTGCTACTGTCGAGGTAACTCACTTCAATCATGGCTATGGCGGTGGTGAGGTTGTTGTTATTGAAGATGCCGCTGCAACTGGTGGCATTAACGTAGGCAATCTAAATGGCACCCGCACTGTTGCTGGCATCATCGACGAAAACACTTGGTATTTCACTGCTGGTGGCAACGCTTCTTCGTCAGAAGATGGTGGCGGCTATGTAAAGCTGGTGACGCACGCACCAACCGCAGACTGGTCAGAGCAAGCGTTCTCTGCTGTTCGGGGCTACCCTGCTGCTGTTGTATTCCATGAAAACCGCCTGTGCTTTGCTGGAACCATTGCACAGCCTGACGCTATCTGGATGTCTTCGATTGGGGCATTCTTTAACTTTGATGTAGGCACCGCACAAGACAATGATGCTATTGCTCTCGTTGCTGCAACGGGTTCAATCAATGAAGTCCGCTATATGATTTCCAACCGTGACCTACAGATTTTTGGTGCATCTGGTGAACTATATGTGCCCACATATCTAAACCAAGCAATCACACCGACTAACGCTCAGATTCGAAAGCAGACGCCATTTGGGTGTGACTTTGTTCAGCCTGTTTCTATAGATGGCGCAACTGTTTTTATTCAGAATGGCGGCACTGTTGTGCGAGAATATCTCTACACAGATACAGAAGATGCTTACACTTCTACCGCAATTTCGACAGTAGCATCGCATCTAATTGTTTCGCCAAGCTGCATGACGGTATCTCATGGCGCATTCAATGGCGCTGAGTCGTATGTGTTTATGGCAAACGGCAATGGCGACATTGCATTGTTTAACTCAAACCGCACTGAAAAGCGTGCTGCTTGGACTAGGCTAACAACAGATGGAAACTTCTGTTCTGTCTGCGGAATACATGACCGAGTGTTTGTAAATACTTGGACACCTAGTGGTGATCTTATTCTTTGCGAGTTTGTTGGAGAGATCGGCCTTGATCGCTACATCACTGCCGCTGTTTCCTCTGACTACGCTTCGGTCAATGGTTATTATTCCGTAGGCGATACCGTTGATGTGCTAAGCGAAGACGGTCTTCAATACTATGGCCAGAAGACTGTTGTTGATAATGGTGGCACGCCTAGCGTTAACCTGCCCGGCGTCACTGGCAATGTTCACATTGGTATTAAATTTAATGCCGTAATTGAGACAAACTCAATCGATGCCATTACTAGGAACGGCCCACTGACTGGCCAGATTCGTGGCATTTCTACGGTTATCGTTGAACTAAAAGACACTAGATCGGCCAAGGTTAACTCTAGGGCAATCACCTTAGACTCTTCGTTTTCCGGCAAGAAAGAGGTTCGATTGCTTGGACACAGCCGTGACCCAAAAGTTAGGATAGAACAGAATGACCCGCTTCCATTGCAGGTCAATGGTCTTATTGCAGAGGTAGTAGTCTAATGGACCCATTTACTTTAGCACTGATGGCTGGGAGCACTGCCCTTGGCATTGGTGGCCAGATTATAGGTGCCAGAGGCCAGAAGGATGCTGCCGAACTAAACGCCTTCAACATTGAGACGGAAAGCCTTTTGGTCAAAGCCCAAGGGTTAGATCAGGGCAACCGACTGCGCCAATCTTTCAAAGAAACAATGGCCTCTGCCGAGGCTATCTTTGCTGCGTTTGGGCGTGATGCTTCTGACCCTTCAGTGCAGGCATACAAGAAAAAAGAAATGTATACTTTGGGCAAAGACATTTCTGACATCTCAATGATGACTACACTCAACCAGTTAAAGCTAAAACAGCAAGCCTCTGACGAGCGTTTGCGCGGCAAACAGGCAATGACCGCTGGCTATCTGGGCGCTGGCAGAAGCCTTCTTAAATTTGGCATGGATTATCAGGACTTGAAATAATGGCAGTTAAGCGCAGTCAACGACAGTTTGGAATCCAGCCTATCGGGGTGAACCGGGTAGCCCCCTTCAACCAAGATGTTGCTAGGGAAATCGTTGGCATTGCTGACGACATTTACACGCGTCAGTATGACATTGCTAAAAACGATGCGGTTAAGCGCGGCGAAGAAACTGCGGCTGAAGCACCGCTATCTTCTATTACGCAATTAAACCCGGACACCAAGACACCGATGGCGATTGAATTTGCTCAGGGCATGGGCAGGTTTTCTCGTGATGCTTTTGAACGCTCTGTTCTTCGTCGCTTTGAGGGCGCTATTTCTGACGACATCGCGGCCAAAAAAGATGAGTTGATGGCACGCCTTGGCGAGTCTGCTGATGCGCCCAAGCTTTTTGAAAAAGCTTTCTCTGAATACCTTGGGGGGTTAGCTGGCAATGCTTCCGGCTATTACAAGCAGGTTATTGTCGATCATGGCGCAAGCCAACTAGAAGATGGCCGCAGCCGTTTGCACGTTGTTCAGATTAAACGGATGCAGGCTCAAGCACGCTTAGAGCGTGAGCGGCGTCTAAAGCAAGAAGAGCGCAACGCTTACAATGCTGGCATGTCTGGCTCCACTTACACCTTCAACGAAACTGTCTCTGAGTTTCGTGCTGCTGAAGCTGACGCTCAAGCCATTGGCGCAAGCGAACCAGACACTACAACAAAGCGCGGCAAAGTTTTGCGCAATGCGTTTTTAAGGGGCTCTGTCTCAAAAAAAATGCAAGACCCTTCTTTGGCAATGCAGGCTGGTTTAATTAGTCAAGTTTTGCAGGATGGCAAAAACCCAGCCCTTTACAATCTTCTCAATCAAAAAGGCAAAGACTTCATTGCATCTATTGAGGTTGCCTTTGATGTCGATGAACAGATTGATTACCCAGAAATTGCTGAAGTCCTGAAGTCAGAACTAAAGAATGCTGAAGACAGTGGAACTTATCTTTCTGCTGCTATAGAAAATCAGCGCAAACTTAATGAAGCAAACATTGAAGCTTCAAAAGAAGCTGACAAGCAATATACAGACACTCAAATCCTTGACCTTCAAAAGCGCACTGACAGTGGAGAGCCTTTTACTATTGGGTATACTGGCGACCCATCTTCAATACTTGCTGAGAAAAACAGGCTTCTTGCTTTAGATAATGGCCTAAGTGTTGCGACTGTAAGTCGAGATGCTTTAGGCAAACTTCAATCAGCAACAAATGACAACCTTGTTAGACTAGCTGGTGGTGCTATTGCCAGAGAACTTGACGCTTTTGTTCAGCAAGGTGGGACTAAGCAAGGTCTTCAAGAATTTGTTGATGCACTTAAGTCGCCAACATCTCCTCAAAACAAAGAATTAATTGGCAATCTGCTTGGCCAAGATGTTTATAATGTTTTAGCTACGCAAATCACTCAAGAGAACAGTGGCTACTTATCCAATGTGGCTCAAGATATTCTTGATGGCGTTAGTTCAAAAGTTGACCACGCAGCCAACCTTTCAAAGCAAAGTATGCGCGAGTCTAAGGTTGAAGTTTCTTCACTTATCCGCAGCCCAAATTCTACGATTGCAGAAATTGATGCTGCCATTGATGGATTCAAAGCTAGCCACAAAAATGTTGATGCTTTCCCAGAAGCATACGGCGATCTATTGGCTCAGAGGGACAGCCGTGCCACCACCATTCGTGGTCAAGAGTTTACCACAGAATCAAACAAGATTGTTAGTTCAGCTAACGAAAGCAACATAGCTGAGTCAGCTAAGCAGCTTGAAGAAACCGCAAAGCGTTTCGGGCAAGACCCTGCGTCTGCGGAAGCATTTGCAAAAACAATGGTTGAGCAAGTTGCATCCAATCGCATTACATCTGAAATGTCTGGGCTTGGGCAAGACGACGCATCACTTCGCCGCTTGTCTGAATGGGCAGCTTACCTTAAGGGAACTTCTGCAAACATTAGCATTGAAGATAAAGCTGTTCTGGACGAAATCATTCGTGGATATCCAGTAACTGTTAACGGTAAAAAGATTAGCCCAGATAGAGATGCGCTGGCATCTTCTGCCAACTCAACCCTGACTGCTCTTCAAAATGTTGCTGACAGAAACAACCGCGCGGCTCAAAGAGCAGCAAGCATAAATCAAATCAAGAAGGGCAATTACAGCATTGGTGCTGACTCTAGTGATGGTCGGATTGCTTATGAAAAATTGCTTGCTGAAGAAAAAGGTCGGGCTAACTTGAGCGGCTTATTAACCAAGCCTGAACTTGACGAAAACGACATAGAAATTCTTACAACTGTAAGAGACAACTATGGCATCTTGCCTGAGTCGTTTAAAACTTCTGTGTCTTTGTTTCTAAGCGGCGGCATGCCTCAAGAAGAAATGGCTATACTTGCGCCACGCTTGATTGATCTTGTTTATTTCCAAGATTCAAACGGTAAGTTTAAAAAGAAGGCTGGCGTTGAGCGCGCATTGTCTCCTGCTGTTGCAGCTAAGCTAGATGCAGTTATTGCTGTAACTCAAATGCTACCTGCTGGCCTTGAGATGCAAGGCATGACTGCTGCTATAGATCAAATAAAGCTTGCAGACCGCGACCCAAAAACTGTCGCGGCTCAAATCAATGTTGCTAGTGGCAAAGAAAACGCTCAAGCCCTTGTTGCATCTCTTGACCGTGTTAACCCAACACAGGTTCCGCATCTTGTTGAATTGGCTCGAACAATGGTTGCCATTCCGCAACTAAGTGCTGAACTTAAAACAAACATGCAGCGCGCCGTTGATTCAAACTATGTTCAAAACAACAACATGTATAGCGGATGGTCTGGCGGTTCTTTCTCTGCATACTCTCCAGATCGGTTTGTAAAAAACGGCACTGAAATTGTTGAGAAGTATATTCCAAGCCTTATCGCTGATGAAGGCTTAGAGAATGTTTACTTTGAAGCTGGTTCAAATGTTTCAATTGAACGGTATTTCCGAGATCAAAGCTTTGTAGGCGAGATGGTATCTGACACGGCATCAACCGTTTCTGGGAAAACCACAATCAGTGAGCAGGTCAGACGCGCACGAGGTGGTCAGCTACGTGTAATCTATGGCGAAACCTTTAGGTCTATCCCATCGCGCCCTGAGTATCAGTTAATGGCTATCAATGAGAATGGCCTCGTTGACCCTCTTGGCGTTACTTTTACTTTGGAAGAAGCAGTGCTTGCTGCTGGTAAAGAAATGCCAAACGTAACGTCAACATCCTTTACTTTATTTGATACTGACCCGTCTGGGTTTGGTGCGTTTGGGCAAGCTGGGAGATAATAATGGCTGATACTTTTCGCGAAGTTCCACTTGAAGGCTCGTTTTATGAGCCTGACGTGGAAGCCATTGACGTTACCTATGCTTTTGCTCGTCGCGTAAAGAACGCTACCAGCTATCTATACAACAAGGCTGCGTTAGATTTTCAGAAAGAAAGCTTTGAGCGTCAGGAGTTTGATCGGACGGTTCCTGATGGCTACGAAGACATAGCTAATGACGTTCTTCTCTATGCAGACACGCCAGAAGACATGCAGCTAATGATGGAAGCGCATGACAAAGAGCGCCTTGACGATCAAATTTGGGCGCGCGCTTCTACCAAAAAGCTTCTTGGCGGTGGCATTGTTACCGTTGAGTCTGTTGTTCCGATATTTCGGTTTCTAAAGGGAACCTCAATCCTTTCATCGGCTATCAACACTGGCGCAACTGCTGCTATTACTACTGGTTCTGTTGAGGCCTTGCGCTCTTCTATGCCGGGCTATGACCCTGTTGAAGGCGCATTCAATACTGCTGCCGCGACTGTTCTCGGCGCTGGCGGTGGCGCTTTATTTTCGTCTGTGTCAAAGGGTGGTGCAAAGCTGTTGATGAATGGCAGAAACCGCTTGGGTGAGCACTCTCAAACCATTATTGAAATGCGTCACTTCGAAGAGAATCAAGAGCGTTTGCTTGCTGAAGCGCCAGCCAGTCGTATCTTTAAAGATTCTACAGATGAAGACCTTCGAGTAAGCTCAATCTTTTTAACTCAAAAAGTTTCTGAGTATGAGAACACGCTGTCTAGAATTGATTCTGGCGATGAAGCTGTTTCTCACCTTGACAGGTATGGCGTTGAAAAAAAGTTTAGAGAATTTGTTGACACTAGGAATGATGTCTTAGACGAGTTGACGCTTCGTCGCTTGGACAGCGGCCTAACTCAGCAAATTGAAATTGACCCATACAATGTTGTGTCTAGTTTTGCTGACCCGTTTGATAAAGTTATGCCAACGCCTTTAAAGTCTATTCTTCGGGTTCCTATTACTAGCAAAACGCCAAAGAAGCTGGCGCAAGCATTGAATAATTTTAAGCGCGCATCATTGAGTATTGCTAACGATTCAGCACTGCTTTTGAACGGGCACCTTGTTGGCCAGACACTTCCTCCTAGCTTGCACGTTCGCTCAAAGCTGCGAGTTGCTGACATGATTCAGTATGAGCAGGCGCAGGCAAAAATCTGGCGTCAAGCCACGGACGCTGGTGCTGGCTCAAACATGATGCGAAAGATCACCAAATCTGAAAACACACTTGAGAAATGGTTAAGCCGAGTAAATACAAAGCGCATCACTGGCCAGCAAATGACTGCTGAAGAGACTCAAGCAGCAGACTTGATGACTAAATTCTTTGATGACTTCCGCGCTGAAGCTGAAGACTTCAACATCATGGGAAGTCGTCAGCACGTTTCTGAGCGCCTAGGCGTCAAAGAAATGAAGCTGTCTCTTGCAGAAACAAAACTTCAGAATGCTCAATCAAAAGATTACACCGACTCCATTGAGTATTACACGTCTGAAGTTAAGCGCTTAAAAGAAGAAGTCGATGAGTTAAGGGCGAGCCTTGAGTTTATTGAGAGCAGCAATCTCAAGCCTTCCGGCACTACTGAGCCGTTCTACACGCGTGAGTATTTGAAAGAAAAAATTCAAGCTGACGAGCAAGGCCCAAAACTTTTCCGCCAAAAGATAACGTCTTTTGTTCGTGAAAACCCATTTGGCGCAGAGTATGACAAGAAGAGTGGCTTGTGGAAATACAAAGATATGACGGGCGACATTGAAGCCCAAGATCGCTTTGTTAATAGCTATATAGAGTCCATCACTTCTGAGTCTGGTTCAAAGTCTTCTGCTACTCTTCGTAGCACACGAATGCCAAGCCGCGTTCTTCCAATTCCTAATGCTGATATTATCGATTTTATTAACCAAGATGTGGTTGATGTAATGCGTCGCTACTATCTTCGTAACTCTGCTAAGGTTGAGTTTGCCAAAACGTTTGGCAATCGTTCTTATGATGATGTGGCATCGGAACTTGTTGAGGACTTGTTGGATAACGGTATGTCTTTGAAGAAGGCCAATGAACTTCGCAAAGACCTGACTATACTTTATGAGCGTGTAGCTAATGACGTGGTGTCTGACCCAACCACGTTTACAAACAAGTCCGTTCAGTTTCTCAAGGAATTTACTAGCGTTAACTACCTACAGTCTTCTGGCGTTACCACGATTGGCGATGTTCCAAAGATTATTATGGAGAATAGCTTCAAAGATATTCTTCGTGGTGCTGCATCTGCAATCGACAGCGCAGAATATCGAGCGCAGTTTGGTCAGGTTAAGTCGATCTATGGTGAAGCTGCCGAGTTATCTCTTGGCGTGACGCAGCTAGACACTATTGAAAACAGTAATGTCCGCGCTTTGGGTAAGAAGTGGGATACAGTCAAGAACACTAGCTTTGTTCTGAACGGCCTTGGCCCAATGACTGTTGGGATGAAGACTTTTTCTGGCACGTTGAGCGCGCATCAGTTCATTGAATCTGCAATAAATGTTGCAGATGGTTCTGCTTCTAAGCTTCAGATTACAAAATCTCTTCGCTATGGTTTGTCGATCAAAAACTTAGAAGAGATTGCGTCAAAAGCCCCTGTTCGAAAAACAGAAAACGGCTTGTTCATTGCTAACATTGAGGAATGGGCTGAGGCTGGTATATCTGCTGATACAATCGGTCGGTTTCGCGCTGCTGTATCTAACAACGTCGGCAACACAATTTTGTCTTCTACGCCCGCCACGCGCTTTAAGTATGCTGATGGCAAGATTTTCTTTCCGATCAAAGCTGCTAGAAAGATTTTTCCTGACATCGAAGAGGATGCAAAGTTCCCCGGCTATGCCGTTTGGGAAAACAGCATTATGACTTTGCCGTTTGTTTTTTATAACTGGCCAATGTCAGCAGCGACCAACATCATTCAAAGTTCTGCGCAAGGCCAGATCAAAAATACGTTTGGCGGTTTTGCAACCATGCTTGGCTTTGGCTATCTTCTTGCCAAGGTTCGAACACCAGATTGGGCATGGGAAGAAATGGATTATGACCAGAGGTTTATGGCAGCAATTGAGCGTAGCGGCGTTTCTGCTATCTATGGCGACATTGCAATGACCGCTCTTCGTGCAGGTGTTCAGCTAGACCTTAACAACCCCGACAATGATTTCGTTCGTCTTGGTTACTATGGCAAGCCCGGTTATGCAGAGGCTGCTGCTACTGTTCTTGGCGCGCCTGCCAGTCAGATCAAAGACTTCTACGATATTGGCGAGGCTACGACTCGAGGGGAGTATGGCGAGGCTCTTAGAAACTTCTGGCGGGTTTTACCGTTTACTGAATCAATGTGGTATAAGAACCATTCTCGTCAGTTGATTGACGACCTAACTCGATAGTCTCTTTGTGCGTTGAGAGTTACTTCTCTGCTGTGCGAGTGTCGCGGCAGAGAGGTAACTTATGACCATTGATGTTTCGAACAACAATCCAATCGTCGAATACAGCGTAGCGGAAGGCGTTACGCAGACAGTCTTTGCTGTGCCTTTCGATTATTTCGAAGACAGTGATGTTAAGGTTTACGTCGATGGCGTGCTGAAGGTTGAGGGCACTGACTACACCATGGTTGGTGGCGGTGGCTCGACCGGAACAATTACCTTTGTCACTGCTACGCCGCCTGAAGTTCAGCAGGTTACTGGCGCGACTGGTGGCTCGACTGTCATGGTGGTGCGAGAAGTTGCGCTTGAGCGAGTGACTGACTTCGTTGCTGGCATGGATATTAACCGGGCAGCACTGAATGAACAGCTAGATGTTTTGACTGCGATTGCGGCTGACATTGATTCTAAGGTGAATCGTTCTCTTCGGTTCCCAATGTCGAGCAACATACTTGACCCACTTCCAGAAGCAGATCGCAGCAACAAATATCTTGCCTTCGACGTTAGCGGCAATCCAGTTTATACATCAGGCACTAGCAGCGCGATTGTTGTGTCTAGCTTTATGGAGCCATTACTTGCATCTGGTAGTGCTGCTGACTTCTTTACTGGAGTTGGCGTTACTTCTTCTACTGAAGAGTTAAACAAGCTGGATGGCGTAACGGCTAGCACAACTGAAATTAACAGACTTGTTGGCGTTACTTCTGATATTCAAAGCCAGCTAGATGGAAAACAGTCTGTTGACGCTACACTTACTGCATTAGCTTCTACGCTAACTGCTGCAAATAAAATTCCATACGCTACGTCTATCGACGTTGCTGGTGAATTAGACTTTAAAGATGAAGACGACATGGCGTCTAACAGCGCCACTGCCGTGCCTTCTCAGCAATCGGTCAAAGCGTATATAGACAATGAGTTAGCTGGCATTGAAGCTGGTATTGGTTATGGCCAAAGCTGGCAAAACATGATTGGCTCTCGGGCTTCTGGTGTTAGCTATCAAAACACAACTGGCAAGCCAATTATGGTTGCCGCTGTTTGTAATGCTGTATCTGGCGGAGCCACCATATCCGGTCAGGTTAGCAGTGATAACGTAACCTTTATTACTGTTTCTTTTGGACAAGGCTGGTATGGGGCTGACGGAGTTAGCTTCATTGTTCCGCCTAACCACTATTACAAGGTAAATGGTTCCATCCAGATTTGGTCTGAACTTCGATAACCCTCTGAAATGAACGGAGACTACTATGGCACAAAACACTGACATCATCCTCACGGCAAACACTTGGACTCAGCTAACCAACGCTGACGTTACCTCGATTACCTTTCAGAACAAAGGCACCTACCACATCTTGGTGAAGGGCACTGCTGGCGCTACTGCACCTACCAATGATGATGGTGCTGTTCGCTACAACCCGGGTCAGGGTGAGCGAAATGTATCTTTGTCTGATTTGTTCCCGGGCGTAGCTGCTACCCGCGTCTATGCACTTTGCCAAAAGCCTCTAGAGGTAATGGTAAGCCACGCTTAAGGAGGCTGCTATGCGTCAGATTGTTAGCCCGCTGTCAGGGATTTTATCCCCGCTAGGACAGCTACGTTCTTCTGTGTCGATCTATGCTATTTTGAACTTTGAACCCGCCTTTGTCACTGACTTTGGCGCAGAGTTTTATCGCAAGTCTGGCGCTACCAGCACGTTCAGCGACAGCATCACCCACTCCGCCTCCTCGAATGCGACGATGGTTGACAGCTATGGCCCTGAGTTGGTCACGAATGGTGGGTTTGATGGAAACGCTGATGGTTGGACGCTTGGCGGCTCTTCTGTTTACAACGACAATGCTGTAGACCTTAGCGTCCCACCTGTTACTGTAGCTTTGCAGCAAGTTGGTTTTACTCCGGTTATTGGTAAGGTTTATGTTGTAAGCTACAACATTAAAGGCCACGTAAGTGGCGGGCTGCGGGCGCAGTTTGCAGGCTTTTCTACACCTTATGCCTTATCCAATGGAACAATTACGCATGTCGGTGTTGCAGTCAGCACGTCTAGCGCTTTGACTTTTATAAATGGCGGCGGTGCATTTGCAGGCTCTATCGACAACATCTCAATCAAAGAGATGCCTGCTCTGAAATGGCGTCCGCATAATTTGCTGACGTATAGTGAGGATTTGACGCAGGCGTGGGCCATCACTGGCTCTGGCACGATAGACGATGCCTTTACTATTTCAATATCTGGCACAGACGCTCTTAGTTCTGCTTTAGCAGTGACGGAAGTTGGGGCAGGGTATACTATTGAAGTCGAACTTTGGACTGAAACTGACGTTGGCGAACAGGTTGATATTGGTTTTAACACCAACAACTTATCCAACACGTTTTCTGCGCCGATTACCCTAACCTCGACGCCGACCACATATTCGTTTTCCAAAACAAATAATACAGCGTCTGGGAACGGGTTCCGACTTCGCAATGCTGGTGGCACTGCCAAAACTGTAAAGGTTAGCAAGGCTCGCCTCTACCGCTCGGACCTTGGCGGCATGGTCAACAACCCTGACCGTGGTGATAGCTACGTCCCCACGACTTCTCAGGCGGTGTATCTGCCCCGCCGTGGGCATCACGTCTACAATGGCGATAGCTGGGTAAACAAGGGCCTGCTGCACGAGAGTGAGGCGAGGACTAATCTTGTGACGTATTCGGAAGACTTTACACAGTGGATTAATATAAATACAGGCACTCTTGCAGCAGATGCATCTGGGCCAGATGGTGAAATTTCAGCCGTTACTTTAGTAGACAGTGGGGCAACTGGGATTAGTAGTGTATTTGCACGGAAAGATATCACCACATCTGTAAGCACGGCATATACGGCTTCTTGCTTTATGAAAGCAGACCAGCTTTCGTGGGGTCTTATCTTTATCAGCGGAGTTGGTCCATCTGGTAATGGTGGTTGTTATTTTGATCTTGCAAATGGTGCTGTTGGGACTGCTGACGCTGGATTTTCTGGGATTATTCAATCAGTAGGAAGTGGATGGTATCGTTGCTCTATAACATTTACAAGCAATGCCGCTACCACTGCTGGGCAGTTAAGAATTTATGTGTCTGAGGGCGACAATGACGTAACTGTAGACCTAGACGGCACTTCATCCATCCTGATCTACGGCGCCCAACTCGAAGCAGGCAGCACCCCTTCGTCTTACATCCCGACCAGTGGCGCAACAGTCACCCGCTCCGCCGAGACTTTGACTGTGCCTGCGGCTAACCTGCCGTGGCCTTCGCCTGTCGTTATCGGTGAGGAACTGGTGACGAATGGGACGTTTGATACGGATTTGACGGGTTGGGTGGATGCTGGCACAGGCACAAATTCTGTTGTTTCTGGGCAGGCTAACCTTGTTACCAACGCTGTCAATGAAGGCATCTTGCAAAACAACGTTCTCACTGTTGGGAAAATTTATCAGGTAAGCTATGACTTGGTTTCCATAACCGGAGGGTCTGTCCGTGTTGGCCTCGGCTCTACGTCAAATGGAACCGCAAGGTCTACTGCTGGGTCATACTCAGAGGTTTTGTATGTCTCCGGCGATGCAAACCTGCGTGTTTATCAGGCAAGCAGCTTCTCAACGCAAACCATTGTTATCGACAACATCTCCGTCAAAGAGATCAACCCGCTATCTGTGAGCATCCAGATGCAGGGGGAAATGACGTATGCGGATGAGGGTTTGGCAGAGCAGTTGTCTTTTATGAGATGGCGTGTGGACGCATCTAATTACATCAACAACAAACTGGACACTGCATCAACCGATATTGGTCAAGTGTATTTCCAACAGCTATCTGCTGGTGTAAACGACCCCGTTTTGTCTGCTGGAGACGCCTACTCCCCCGGCGTCAACGTCCCGTTCAACATCGCTTCCCGCCACGGCTCTACGTTCATCAACGGGGCTGTCGATGGGGTTGCACTGACTGCCAACACCACGCCCACTGCCCTGCCTGACCTGTCGGCCACTGACCTACAGCTTGGGTATGACTACATGGGAACGATCTCACTGTTCCGTGTGTGGGCAGATGATTTGACGGATGCTGGCATTGCGGAGGCGTCTGCGCCCTCGACTGTTCCTTCACTTTCGCTGACCTTCGATGGGGCTTCGACCTCGTTTACTGATACAGGGATGACTGTCTAATGGCTGGAATTAATCGCACAACAGGCAAAGCCACTGACCTCATTACGTTCTCCCGTGCAAGCGGGGGGACTGCCCTGCGTAAGATCAGCTACGGCAGTGAGTTGGTGACGAATGGGACTTTTGATACGGATACTGATTGGGTTAAAACAAACTACGTTATTTCTGGCGGGGCGGCATCAACAATCTCGTCTGCAACAAACCCCGCACTTTCACAAAGCTTGGCCGGACTGACAGAGGGAGCTATCTACGAGGTTAGGTATACCGCAAGCGTTGATAGTGGTTCGGCAGGCCTTTTCCCTAACTTAGGGACAATTGGCAACCCAACCGCTCTCTCCAGAACAATTAGCAACACAACTCCAACCGAATACAGTTTTGTAACTGTTGCAGGCCCCACGGGCGTCTTGAAGTTTACAAACACCACAACGGCGTCTGTTCTTACACTCGACAACATCTCCGTCAAGGAAGTTCTCTTCGACCAGCCTGACGGGACGCTGACGCTGTTCAACCACCCCGACAACATTCCTCGCATTGAGTATGCAGCGGATGGCACCGTCAAGGGTCTGCTCATTGAAGAGGCTCGGACGAATTTAGTGACGTATTCGGAAGATTTTACGAATGCGGCTTGGGTTAAAACTGGCATCACTGTTACAGCAAACTCGTCTACTGCTCCTGACGGTTCCATGACTGCTGATCTTTTGACAAGCAATGGCTCTGGAACAAATAGGGCAAGGTTCTCAACTGCTGTGTCTGGGGCGCATTCTTATAGCATCTTTGCGAAAGCAGGGACTGGTAGTTTTATTCAAATCCTTGATGGCGCAAGTGTCAATTATTTTGCCAACTTTGATATTGGTGCTGGAGTTGTTGGGGGAAAAGGTAGTCTAGTTACCTCATCAATTTCTGACGTTGGAAATGGCTGGTATCGTTGCACTATGAGCACCGATGGCAGCGTTGCTGGCGTAAATTTTAATATCTATATTGTTGACAATGCTTCTGCTGCTTATGGGTCGTCTTCAACTTCACCTGACACGGTGTATGTCTACGGCGCCCAACTCGAAGCTGGCTCCTTCCCGACCAGTTACATCCCCACGTCTGGTGCCACTGCCACCCGTGCCGCAGACATTGCGTCCATCTCGGTGGATAACTTTGGGTATCGGCAGGATGCTGGGACTGTGGTGGTGGATGTAAATACATTTGACACTGATTACAGCAACTGGGTTTGGGTTCTTGATGGAACGTCTGACACCAGCTTGTATGCACATAGTGCGGCAAACGGCTGGCGTGTGTTTGGCTCTGGGGGGACTGTGGCTTACCTTGGCTCACTACCTGCAAATGCAGATGCCAAAATTGGATATGCCTACAGCAATGCTGGGTCTGCTGCTCTAATTGATGGTGGTTCTGTGACTGCTGCAGCACACAGCCAACCTGTTGCAGTCACAACAATCCGTTTAGGTGCGGTTTCTGCTTCGTCAACTTTCCTCAACGGCCACATCAAGTCGATCCAATACCTTCCACGCAGGCTATCAAACGCCCAGCTTCAAGCCCTAACCGCATAAAGGAAATTCGACATGCCTTACAACATCGGCACAGAAGAAAACCCGCAGGAAGTGTGGGTGACAGTGAGTGGCGGAATGGTTGATGCCATTGTGCGTGCCACCGACTACGACACGTTCATTGCTGCGGCTAAAGCTGTCGGCCTGATGTATGAGTTGACCGAGACAGTGGTTGACGAAGTGACAGGCGAAAGCACAGAGCAAGGCACTGGCGAATGGGTGAATGCCAAGGGTGTATTCTTCGATCAC